ATCATTTCCAAGTCTGGCGAAATTTCAGGAAAAATCCCCCAAAGGATTCGGAGGGGGTCAGGGAGGGTCCCGGAGAGGTGTCCGGGAAATTTCCGAAGCGTCCCGGAGGGGTTTACGAGAAATCCAGACAGGCCGGGCGGAATTGGTATGACGGCAGGAAGGAGGGCACGTCCATGACGGCGAGCAGATGGAAAAGCAAGATCAAAAAACAAATGAACGGCGTGGGGACATACAAGCCCGAATTTGATACCGTCATCATGACGCTGGCCGACATCCTGGAGCAGCGGGACATGGCCTTCGAGGATTACGTCGACGCGGGCAACGAGCCTTGCGTGGAGCATACCAGCGACCGCGGCTCCGTCAACATCCGCCGGAATCCGCGCCTGCAGGTGTGGATGGACCTAAATACCCAGGCGCTGGCGTACTGGCGCGACCTGGGTCTTACCCCATCCGGTCTGAAAAAATTGAACGACGCCGCCATGAAAAAGCCGAACGAGTCTCCACTGGAGGCGGCATTGCGGGCGATGACCGATGGGTAAAAAGCGCGACCACTGGCGCATCGTGCTGGACTATTGCGAATCCATACGCAACGGCACAAAGGCGGCTTGCCCGGAACTGAGGCAGGCCGTGGAGCGCTTCTACCGGGACATGGCAAATCCTGCTTACAAGCTGGATCACCATGATCCGGAATTTTGTATCAATATCATTGAAAATACCTTCTGCCACCAACAGGGCGAGAAGATCGACGGCACGCCGCTGCGCGGCACGCCGTTTTTATTGGAGCCGTTCCACTGCTTCATCGTCTATAACCTGGTGGGCTTTAAAGTCCAAGAAACGGGGATCGTGCGCTTTCATGAGGCGCTTATTTTTATACCCCGCAAAAATATAAAAACGTCCTTCGCGGCGGCGCTGGCCTGGGCGCTGTCGCTGCTTTACCGGCGGAGCGGGTCAAAGTGCTATATCGCGTCCGCCGCGCTCATGCAGTCGCTGGAATCATTTAACTTTATCGACTACAACGTCAAGCGCATGGGCGAATGGGACAAGGACGGCGGGCACTGCCACATCATCGACAACAATAACGAGCACAGCATTGAGGCGAAGCTGTCAGACGGGTCCTTTTACATACGCGCCTTGGCCGCCTCCCCTGACCGGCAGGATTCGCTGAACGCGAATATCTGCATCTGCGACGAAATCCACGCCTTCAAACAGCCCAAGCAATACAACCTTTTTAAGGAGTGCCAGAAGGCATACTCCTCGAAACTGTTGATCGGAATTTCAACAGCGGGCGACAATGAGCAGGCGTTCCTGGGCCAACGGCTGAAATACTGCCGTCAGATACTCGACGGCACCGTGACCGACGAACAGTATTTTGTATTTATCTGTTGCGCGCCCCGGGATGAAAACGGGGATGTGGATTACCTGAACCCGGTGGTGCACGAAATGGCGAATCCGGCCTACGGCGTGTCCATCCGCCCGGAGGAGATCATGAACGACGCCCGGCAGGCCATGCACGATCCGCAACAGCGCAAGGATTTTTTTGCAAAATCCTTAAACGTGTACACCACCGCACTGAAGGCGTATTTCGACATCGAGGAGTTTCGACGAAGCGACGCCAAGTACACCTGGACGCTGCGCGACCTGGCGCGGCTGCCGGTGGACTGGTACGGCGGCGCGGATTTGTCAAAAATCAAGGACCTTACCGCCGCTTGTTTGTTTGGCAATTATGACGGGGTGGACATCATCATCCCCCACGCCTTTTTCCCGGCCACGCAGGCCGCCGCGAAACAGGATGAGGACAACATCCCCATATACCAGTGGCAGGATGAGGGTTGGCTGACCATGTGCAACGGTCCGACCATCATCATGCAGGATGTGGTGGACTGGTTTGTGCACATGCGCGACATGGGCTTTAAAATTCGACAGGTAGGGCACGACCGCAAATTTGCCGGGGAAGAATACTTCCCCCTGATGAAAAAGGCTCATTTTTCTATCGTGGACCAGCCACAGCTGTATTATCTTAAATCCCAGGGATTCCGGCACATCGAAAAGGCCGCCAGCGACGGGCGGCTTTTTTATTGCCATTCCAGCGCCTACGAGTATTGCGTTGAAAATATCCGCGCCCAGACGGGCACGGATGACGCCATCACCTACGACAAAATATCGCCGCAACACCGCATCGACCTATTCGACGCCTCCGTATTTGCGTGCATCCGCATGATAAAGCACACCGAGAAGCGCAAGAAGGCCGCCGGTTGGTTTGGGGAGGGATAAACCATGAGCAAGAGACGACGCCGGGCGCAGGCCCGATCCGGCCAGACCGCGCCGACCACGGCGAAAACCAGCCCCATCGCGCTGTGGCTGAATGACGCGGATTTGTGCTGCCCGGGATATGTGCGACTGAGCGACAACCCGGAAATACAAACCGCGTGCCTGCGCATCGCGTCCCTGATCGCGTCCATGACCATCTACCTGATGGAAAACACCGCCACCGGGGACAGGCGCATCATCAATGAGCTATCGCGCATGATCGACATCACGCCCAACGGCACCATGACGCGCTCGCAGTGGATGACTGCCAACGTCATGAACATGCTGCTTTATGGCCACGGCAACGCCATCTGCGTACCGCACACCTACGAGGGCATTTTAAAAAGCCTGGAGCCCATCTCCGCCGGGCGGGTCAGCTTTGTGCCGGTTGGCAACAGTTACCGGGATTACCGCGTGGTGATCGACGGCGTGCAGCGTGACCCGGCGAGCCTGATGCACTTTACATACAACCCTGATCCGGTGTACCTGTGGCGCGGGCAGGGCGTGACCGTGACGCTCCGGGACATCGCGAAGAACCTGAAACAGGCGCAGGCTACCGAAAACGCCTTTATGGCCAGCGAATGGAAACCGTCCATCATCGTCAAGGTGGACGCCCTGGTGGATGAGTTCTCCAGCCCGGAGGGCCGGGCGAAGCTGCTGGAAAGCTACATCAAGCCCAGCGTGCCCGGCGCGCCGTGGCTGATCCCGGCAGAGCAGTTTCAGGTGGAGCAGGTCAAGCCGCTGACCCTGGCCGATTTGGCCATCAAGGACACCATTGAGCTGGACAAGCGCACCGTGGCCGCCGTGGTGGGCGTGCCGCCTTATCTGCTGGGCGTAGGCGAATTTAAGAGGGACGAGTGGAACAACTTTGTACAATTCAAGCTGCGCCCCATCGCCCAGGCCATCGAGCAGGAAATGACGCGGTGCCTGATCGTATCGCCGAAGTGGTATTTGTCCTTTAATTTTTGGAGTTTAATGGACTATGACCCGCAGGCTATCAGCAGCATACTGCTGGCCGGGTCGGACCGTGGCTTCGTCAACGGCGACGAATGGCGCGACCGGATGCACCTGCCGCCCGCCGGTCTGACCGAATACAGGGTACTGGAAAACTATATCCCGTTTGACATGGCGGGAAATCAGAAAAAGTTGGTGCAGGACGAATGACGCCTAGGCTCACGTGCCCCCGTGCGCAATACCGCGAGGGTATGCGCATTTTTTGCACCCGGGCCGCCGACTGGTGCGGCCATGTATATTTCAAACAGTGCAAGGGCTGGTGGGTGCTGTCCGACATGGCGGCCCGCTGCCCACTGAGAAAGGATGACGAACATGGACCGAATCCGGCGGCAACTCCGCACGGTGATGACCGCGTTTGAGACCCGCGAAGAGGGCGACAAGCCGCACATCTCCGGCTATTTCGCCGTGTTTAACTCAAATTACGAAATCGCGCCCGGCATGTCTGAAAGCATTGCCCCGGGCGCTTTTTCGCGGACGCTCCCGGGTGGAGACATCCGCGCATTGACCAACCACGACACGACCCTTGTACTGGGGCGCACGAAGGCCAACACGCTGACGCTGCGCGAGGACGCCCGCGGGCTGTGGGGCGACATCGAAATCAATCCGAACGATTCCGACGCCGTCAACACCTACGAGCGCGTCAAGCGCGGAGATGTTGACCAATGCTCCTTTGGGTTCGAGATCGTTTCCGAGGAAACCGATTTCCGCGAGGACGGCTCCGTGCATTGGACAATCAAGGATGTGGACCTGTTTGAGGTGTCCGTATGCACCTTCCCGGCCTACGAGGCCACGTCCGTTTCGGCCCGGGCGGCCCAGCGCGACGCAATCAAGGCCCAGCGCCTGGAGGACTGGAAGAACCACATGAAAGGAGTGCTCGCGAATGGCACTTAAAGCCCTTCTGTTGAAAAAGCAGATCGACAACAAGCGCAAGGCACTGGACGCCCTGCGCGCGAAGAACGCCGAGTTTGATACCCGGCAGGCAGAACTGGAAAAGGCCATCGACGAGGTGGAGACCGACGAACAGCGCAACGCCGTGCAGGACATGGTGGACGCCTTCGAGGCCGAGCGCCAGCAGCATAACGCCGACGTGGAGGCGCTGGAGACTGAAATCACCGGTCTGGAGAACGACCTGGCCGCCGAGGAGGCCGCCCAGGACACCACCCCGCCGCCCTCCGCGCCGCCCGCCGAACCCGCACCCGCGAATGAAGAAAGGAGCGTAAACCACATGAACACCGCCACCCGCACTGACTACCGCGCCCGTCTGGAAAATATCGTCACCCGCGATGACGTGAAGAGCTACCTGGGCGAAGTCCGTACCGCCATCAAGGAAAAGCGTGCCATCACCAACGTGGGTCTGACTATCCCGCAGGTAATGCTGGGCCTTCTGCGCGAAAACCTGATCAACTACTCCAAACTGTACCGGCATGTCACCGTCCGCCCCGTCAACGGCGAGGCACGTGTGAACATCATGGGTTCCATTCCCGAGGCCATTTGGACGGACTGCTGCGCCAACCTCAACGAGCTGACCATGGCCTTCTACGACCTGGAGATGGACTGCTTCAAGGTCGGCGGCTACTTCTCCGTGTGCAACGCGAATCTGGAAGATTCCGACTATGATCTGGCATCCGAGCTGCTGTCCGCGCTGGGCCAGGCCATCGGCATCGCCCTGGACAAGGCCATCCTGTTTGGCCGCAACGCCGTTACTACGCAGAAGATGCCCCAGGGCATCGTGTCCCGTCTGGTGCAGACCGAGCAGCCTGCCAGCTACTCCCCCACCGCGCGCCCGTGGGCTGATTTGCATACTTCCAACGTCATCGCCATTGGTACCCAGGCCAATCCCCTGACCGGCGCTGAGCTGATCGCCGCCATCGTCACCGCGTCCGGCGCAATGAAGGGCAAGTACAGCCGCGGCGAAAAGGTGTGGGTGATGAACGAGGCCACCTATACCAACCTGATGGCCGCTACCGTTTCCGTGGACGCCGCGGGCCGCATTGTCTCCGGTGTGTCCGATGTGCTGCCCGTGGTGGGCGGCATCATCGAGGTGCTGTCCTTCGTGCCCAACGGCATGATCATCGGCGGCTACTTCGACCTGTACATTCTGGCCGAACGCGCGGGAACCCGGTTCGCGTCCTCCGAGCATGTCCGTTTCCTGCAGGATCAGACCGTGCTCAAGGGCACCGCGCGGTATGACGGCGCTCCGGCGATTGCCGAGGCTTTCGTGGCCCTGGGAATCAACGGGGTAACTCCGGTCGCCACTGGCGTGACCTTCCCCGCGGACACCGCGAACGCCTGACCGATTGGGGGTTGACGCATGGAGCAGCTTTTGCAAATGCTTAAAACCGACCTGGGCATCATGTCCACGTCGGCCTATGATCTCCGTCTCCGGCAGTATCTCACCGCTGCCGAGGCGGAAATCAAGCGCGAGGGCGCGACCACGATCAACCCCCGCGCCGACCAGGCGGACGCTCAGCTGGTTGTGATGTATGCCGCATGGCTGTGGCGACGGCGGGACAGCATGGACGCCATGCCGCGAATGCTGCGCTGGACGCTGAACAACCGCATCATGCAGGAAAAGGCGGCGACGGCGAATGATTGACACCACGATCCTGCTGACCACCCACGCCCGCGTGCAGGATGACAACGGCGTATGGCGGGACGGTTCCGCGATTTCGCGGGAGGTATTCGCCCAGGTGGACAGTGTGAGCCGGGATGAGTTTTTTCAGGGCGGGCGCAACGGCCTGCGCCCCGAATATCGCTTTACCATTTTCTGGGGCGAGTGGCAGGGAGAGCGTGAATGCACCTATATGGGCGTGGATTACTCCATTTACCGCTCCTATCACATCCCGGGGACCGATTACCTGGAACTGTACGCCGAGCGAAAGGCGGGTGTAAACAATGGCGCGAAAAACCCCTGTTGACAAGCTCAACGACGCCATTGCAAAAATCCTGACTGAGTACGAAGGCGACATCCGGGGAAACATCGACCGGGTTGCCCGGCAGATCGGGCAAAAGGGCGTTACTGCCCTGAAGCAGTCCACCAAACAGGCGTTCCCGACCAGCAAAAATTATCAACCCGGATGGCGGGCGGAGTACAAAACTGAGCGCCTTTCCACGTCGGTGACGATCTACAACGCCAGCCGCCCCGGCCTGGCTCATCTGCTGGAAAACGGGCATTTGATGCGCAACGGCCAGCGGTGGACAGGCCGTCCCCACATCAAGCCCGTGGAGGACGAACTGGTGGAGACCTTTACGAGGGAGGTGCTGTCCAAACTATGACCACGCAGGATGTGGCGGCGCTGGTGGAATCCATCGGCCTGCCCTATTGCTACTATCAGTTTGAGGATGATCCCACCTCCTCCGTCCCGAATCCGCCGTTTGTGGCGTACTACTACACCGGTGACAACGATTTTAAAGCCGACGACATCAACTATGTACAGATCAATCAGCTGGTAATCGAGTTATACACCGACGACAAGCGCTTTGATCTGGAGAATCTGGTGCGCGCCGTGCTGACGCAGAATGGGCTTGCATTCGATTGGGTGCAATCCTATATCGAAGACGAACACATGTACATGACGACCTACACTATGGAGGTGTGTATAGATGGCCCTGGCGGCGAATGAAAACAAAGTCAAGTTTGGCCTGAAGCGCGTGGCCTTTGCCATAGCGACCATCGCGGAGGATGGATCCGCGACCTACGAAACCCCTGTGACGTTCCCGGGCGCCCGCACGCTGAGCATGGAGCCCCAGGGCGCGGGCGAACCGTGGTATGCCGATGACGGCATTTACTACTTCAACTCCAGCCCGTCCAGCCGGCAGGGCGACCTGGAAATGGCGCGAATCATCGACGCTTTCAAGGAGCAGGTGCTTGGCTACATTCACGACGCGAAGAACCTGCTCATCGAGGATATGAACGCGAACGAAGTCCATTTTGCCCTGCTGTTTGAGACCTCTGGCAACATCAAGCCCCGGCGCTATTGCCTGTACAACTGCGTGGCGTCCGCGCCCACCATTGGCAGCGCCACCACCGAGGGCAGCAAGGAGCCGCAGACGGAAAGCATGACCATCAGCTCTATGGGCATCTATGTGGCAGCCTTTGACAAGTGGCTGGGCCACGCTGAATCCACGCCCACCACGGACGCCACCACCTACGCCGACTGGTTCACTACCGTTCCGCTCCCGACCCAGGCCAGCGGGACCGGCGGGACCGGCGTGCACTGATGGAGGTGGACATGGCAGACAAAACCATCCAGATCGGCGGCCGTGACGTGCGCATGGCCGCCCGGGCCAGCAATGCGTTTTTCTTCCGGCGAGTATTTGGTGACGACCCGCTGGTGCTGCTGAGCAAGGCCACAGACGATGAAAACAGCGCCCTTTCCGTGGATTTCGCCACCCGCATGGGGTACATCATGAAGATGATGGCCGAATGCGACTGCGACGGCGAGACAATGGCGAAGGCCGTCTCCCTGGGCGACTTCCTGGTGTGGGTGGACACCTTCAGCGTGTTCGATTTCGCCGAGGCCGCCGCCGACATCATTACCCTTTACATGTCGCAGGGCAAGACCCACAGCACCGAAAAAAAAAGGGACGACTGACCGACCGGCAGTATAATGTCTCCGTTTTCGTGCTGCGCGCGCTCCAGGTCGGGCTTAAATTGTCCGACCTGGATTTTTTAGAGTATGGCGAGGCGCTGGACATCATGATTGAGGCGGGCAACGATAACGCCGAATATACCACCCTGGCGGATGACGCCGACATGAAGCGCTTGTTCGGATAGGAGGCCACGCATGGCAACGAGACGGATAGCCGGTATCACCATTGAGTTAAATGCCGATACCAAAGAGTTTGTCAAGGGTATACGCGACCTTGACAAGCAGCTGGGCACGACCCAGAACAACCTGAAGGACATCAATAAGCTGCTGAAATTCAACCCGCGTAATACGACGCTGCTGACGCAGAAACAGAAAAACCTGAAATCTGCGATTGCCGGGACTGAGGAACGGCTGAAACAGCTTAAATCCGCCCAGACTGAAGCGCTGTCCCCGGAAGAATATGATAAACTGCAGCGCGAAATCATCGAAACTCAGGACAAACTGGACAATCTCAAAAAAGAATACAAAGACTTTGGTTCCGTGACGTCTCAGGTGATCCGGGCCGCGGGGGCAAAGATCAAGGAATATGGCGCGAGCATCACATCTGTGGGTAAAAAGCTGTCCACCAGCATAACCGCGCCCATTGCCGGTCTTGCCGTGGCTGCCAACGCTGCCTTTAATGAGGTGGACGAGGGTGTGGACACCATCATACTTGCCACCGGCGCGTCCGGCGTTGCGCTTGAAGGTATGCAAAAGGTGATGGAAAACATTGTCACCAGCATACCCACCACCTTTAAAACGGCGGGAGACGCCATCGGCGCGGTCAACACGCGATTTGGCGTGACGGGCGACGAACTGGAGAAAATCTCCAAACGGTTCATCCGCTTCGCGAAGGTCAACAACACCGATGTGGTATCGTCTGTCAATACGGTGCAAAAAGTGTTTGCCGCCTATAATGTGGATGTCTCCGATTCTGGGTGGTACCTGGACCGCCTGACCTCCGTTGCCCAGCGGACAGGCGTATCGGTTGACGACCTGATGAACGGCGTGCTGGCAAACTCCGCCGCTTTCAAGCGTATGGGGCTGGGCATACACGCATCGACTGAACTGCTGGGCGTGCTGGAAATGTCCGGCGCGGAATCCTCCGACGTAATGTCCGGCTTGTCAAAGGCCTTGAAAAACGCCACCGCCGACGGCAAACCGCTGAATAAAGCGCTCGCCAACGTGCAAAACACCATCAAAAATGGCACAAGCGCCACCAGCGGCCTCCAGGCGGCCTATGATCTGTTCGGCAAATCCGGCGCGGTCGTGTATGATTTGGTCAAGAGCGGCACGGTGGATTTTACCAATCTCAACGATGTAATGTGGACTATTGAGGGCACCACCGCCAGAACATTCACATCTATTCTGGATCCCGCCGACAGGTTCCAGCAATCCCTGAACGCGCTCAAACTGGTCGGCGCGGATGTCGCCGAATCGGTCATGCCGATTTTGAGCGAGGCCCTGCTCAAAGTGCGCGACGTGATCCTGACCCTCAAAGATAAATGGGACGGCCTGGACGAATCCCAACAGAAGAACATCCTCAAATTTATCGGCATCGTAGCTGCCGCGGGTCCCGTTATATCCATCGTCGGCAAGCTGGTCACGGGCGTGGGCAGCATCATTGGTGTGGTCGGCAAGCTGGCCGGGGCGCTGGCGGGCTTCATGCCGCCTGCGGGTCCTATTATTACAGCTGTGCTTGCGGCTGGAGCTTTGATAGCGGCAAACTGGGAAAATATCGTTGTTGTTTGGGAAACCTACTTAAAGCCGGCTATAGACGCAATCGGCGAAGCGTTTAAGGATTTTTATGAGACGCACCTCCAGCCCATTGCCGCTTGGCTGGGCGATACGTTTGGCCCGGCGTGGAATAGCATCAAAGACGTTTTTACCGGCCTGACGACCTGGGTTTCCGACACATTCTCCGGCTCCTGGGAGGACGCCTGGAACGGCATTGTGGACACCTTCGGCACTGTGTTCGCCAAGATCGGCGACCTCATCAAAGCACCCATCAATGCAGTCATCGATGCTATAAACTGGATGATCGACAAGGTGGAGGGCGGGCTAAATACGATCATAGATGGCATTAACAGCCACCTTAAAATCACTATCCCGTCATTTAGTATCGGATGGCCGATAAATAAATCGTTCGGCGGCTGGAGCTGGGGCGCGAATCTGTCCCGTGTGGACTGGGGCGACATCGAAAAGCTGGCGACTGGCGGCGTATTGGGCGAAGGCCGACAGGCCATCGTGGGCGAATACGCGCCGGAGCGCCTGAGCGTCATTAACGGGCGGGCAGTGGTGACACCCCTGAACAGTCCCACGGGCGGCGCGCGCATGGGCGAAAACAACAGCTACACCTTTAACGTCTACGCACAGCCGGGCCAGTCTGCCCAGGAAATCGCCCAGGAGGTGCAGCGGATCATGATCCGGGAGCACCGGCAAAGGAGTGCGGCTTATGCTCAATACTCGTAATTACATCACCCTGGACGGGCAGGATTTGCGGGAGTTTGGCCTGTACATCAGCGGGCGGGGCACGTTCGACGCCCCGCCCCGGGAATTGAACATGCTGGACGTGCCCGGGCGAAACGGCAGTTTGATCAGCACCGTTACCCGCCTGCAAAACACCTCCCTCACATACCCCGCGTTCATCTGCCGCAATTTCGAGCAGAACGCCGCGAAACTGCGCGCGTTCCTGCTGTCCCACGCGGGCTATATGCGGCTGGTGGACACCTACCACCCGGACGAATACCGGCAGGCCGCGTTTCGCGGCCCGCTGAACTTCACCGTCAACGCCCACAACAACGCCGCGCAGTTTGACCTGACTTTTGAGGTCAAGCCGCAGAGGTGGCTGATGTCGGGGGAAACGACGTTGACGTGGACGCAGGGCGCAAGCGGCAGCAGTTTGACTTTGACAAATCCGACGCGATTTCCGGCGCTGCCCCTGCTGCGCGTATACGGATATGGCGAAATCATGTTTACAGATTCGCGCCTTTTGTTTTCGCGCGGTAATTCGATTTTGATTGATGAGCCGGACGTGGAATACATCGATATTGATTTTGCCACCGGTGAAGCCTATTATGGCAACGAAAACAAAAATCAATACGTGGCCGTTGCCGGCGGCGCTGACTTTCCGGAGCTTAACGGCCTCGATTATCGCAGCGGAAGAAATGAAATCAGGCCGACGTATGGCAGCAGCAACTTAACCAGATTCGACATAACGCCGAGGTGGTACACTGTATGATCCCGATTCTGCATAAACGCGACGCGACAGGTTTTACATCATATAGACATGGCGCGGAGAATGGTTTAGGCCGATTGTCTGAATGTACAAGCTGCGTCGTCACCCGGGACATCAATTATCTGCAGGAGTGCCAGTTTACTGTGCCTGTCAGCGCCAAACACTATGCGGACATTGTAGAGGGCAACATCATCGCCATAAAAGTGCACGAAGAAGAAGATGTCGTGCCGTTCGACATCTATGCCCACGACGAAACCATCGACGGCATTACTACATTTCATGCGCGCAGTAGGTTTTACCGCCTTAATAATCTCATCATCAGGCCGTTTGTATACCAGCCTTCGGACGGTCAAATCAGTTACGACGACTATACATCCCTGCTGCGGGACTATGTACAGCCGCGCAGCACAAACTATTACAGCTATTCGATCTCAACCCAGTACGCGAGCCCGCAATTATTGCTAACCGACGAAGTCAGCGTCGATCGACCTGTTTCTCTGCGCGAAATGCTCATAAATCCTAAGAGCAATTTGAATGCGTCGTTTGATTTCAGCAGATTCTACTGGCCGAGCAGTCACTATATATTCGCCTATGACAGCATAGACGACGTTGGCAAAAAAAGCCCGGTGCCGATCCGCTACGGCGTGGATTTGACCGAGTACACGCGCAACTATGACACATCCGGTACACTTAACGCTGTCATGCCTTATTGTGTCAACAGCGAAACCGGCGCATGTTATACTTACTACAATCGCAATACGGCAAAATACTACATGACTGTATCTGGCGTAGACGTCGAACACACCGTTCCGGTTGCGCACGATTTCACTGAGGCGCTGCGGGAATTGTTGGGCGTCGACAACATCGGCTCCGCGCCCACGCAGGCGCAATTTGAAGCGGTGGCACAGCCGTGGCTAGACGCCAACGCTGTGACCGCGCCAAACGATAATATCACCGTAGCATTTACGCCAATTTGGGAAACGTCCGACTATGCCAGTTTTCACACGGCGCAAGACCTTAATATACTCGACCGCGTGGATGTCATATACGGCCCTGCGGGTGTAGAGTTAAAGGACATGCGCGTTGTTAAAACCGTTTATGACGTGCTGGCGGAAAAATATATCGAGCTGGAGCTGGGCACGAACCCGCAGACCTACGGCGACGTGGTGCAGCAAATTGCCACCGGCGACATCGATGCCGCCGTGCCGTCCGGCATCGATATGGGCGTTATTGATATCCCCTACAATATGGCCTATGACAGCAGCAACAACCGCTATACGTGGCAGACCATACGGGCGAAACTGGTAAAAGGAAGCATCGTAAACCCGAATTACTGAGGGAGGGCCGAAACATGACCAACATCGTCACCGCCGCATTTGAGACCGGCAGCACCAGCGCCATCGCGAATGCGCTGTATCAATGGGACTATGGGCAGGTGCTGCGCCTGGAGGGCGTTGATCTGCCCGGCACCTATGAGGTGCATTTCGCCAACCAGCCTGGCGGCTTGTCCAAAACCGCGCTGGGCAACGCAGACGGCGTGCCGATCCTGGATGAGTACCTGACCACCGGCAAGCCTGTATATGCGTGGGTGTATGTCCACACCGGCGACAGCGACGGCGAGACCGTGTACATGGTGACCATCCCCGTCATACCCCGTGCCCGTCCCACTGACCAGCCCGCCACGCCCCAGCAGCAGACCGCCATATCGCAGGCGCTTGCCCTGCTCAATGGCGCGATTGACGGGGCGCAGGAATCCGCTGCCGCCGCCGCTGAAAGCGCACAGAGCGCCGCAGGCAGCGCGTCCAGTGCCTCCGCAAGCGCCATACAGGCTAACCGAAGCGCTACGCAGGCCAGTAGCGCCGCTGCAGGCGCGGCAAGCAGTGCGTCTATCGCAGGGCAGCAGGCGTCAATATCAACGAGTAAAGCCGAAGCCGCCGCTGCAAGTGCCACCGCTGCCGCTGATTCTGTGTCCGCTGCCGCCCAGACCCTGGCGGATGTGCGCGCCGAAGGGGCCGCGCAAGTCTCCGCCATTACCGCCGAAGGGCAGCGTGTACTCGCGTCTATCCCGGAAGATTACACCGATCTGAGCGATCGGGTAAGTGATTTAAGGAGCGCTTTTGCATATAGTGACCTTTACAATGTGCGTGATTTTGATGGCACACTTTGTGAAAACACAAATGAACCGGTTGAACAGGGCGCATTTTCGTCTACGAATCCAGATGTTGCATCTGACATCAATCTTCGCACTGTGAATTATATAACGGGTGAAACGTATTTATTTAATCCGAATCAACGCCTTGCATATGCAATCATGGAATTCAGAGCCGATGGAACATATGTTAGATATATACAAGGCACAGTGCCATCGAGAAGCACCAACTTTTACCGCGATGAACTTTTATATCTGCCTGCGCCATCAACCGTTGGTGGTAAATACAGAGTCAGAATTACGTATGACGTTGCCGGTGGTAAAAATATAACGCCGCTTGACAATACAATCGCATTTTACAAAGTAGTGCCTGAGAAGCCTGAGAAATACGGGTATTCGCGCAATTATACAGACATCACTGGTTTTCTGACATTTCAGCGTAAAAGCATTGGGGCATCGAGCGGAATTACAGACAGTACAACAAGGCTTATCGCAAAACTGCCGAACGTTGGAAATGTTGAAGTGCGTATGAATACTCCGAATTGTCGCTTCGCCGTTTTTCGGGAAGACACAAGCGGGGCAACTCCGACATATACAGCCATAACCCCCGGCCCGTGGACATGGTTCTATTATCGCTATACGGGCGATCCGTCTTATAACTATTATGTATTGACTCGCCTTGAAACCGAGTCCACTATTGACGTTGATTATGGCGGTCGCAACGTCAAGGTTTATGCCTATGATGACGAGGGCATCAGAAACACAGGTGTCAATCTGTGGTATGGGAAAACCGTTGCTGTGTTTGGCGATTCGATTGTGCAAGGCCGTTTCCGCAAAAACGGAGCAGATAGCACTAATGCGCTTATGCCAAAACCTTTTCCTGTGCTGATTTCGGAAACATGTAATACAGACCCTGGCGATTATGGTATTGGTGGGGCCACTGTGTACGGGTCCGGATGGAACACGCTATACACACGGAGACAGGCAGTGTCTGGATACGACATTGCATGTATATGCGCAGGAACTAACGATTTCGGTCAGAATGTGTCAGAAAGCAATTTCAAATCTGCACTTGGAACGGTAATCACTGCCCTAAAAACAAATAACACAGTTGTCTATTTGCTGACACCTGTAACACGGGCAACCGATGATGCTAACACAGGCGGGTATCATCTGTCAGACTATGCAGGATGGGCAAAAGAGGTTGCAACTGCAAAAGGCATAAAAGTGATCGACCTTTACACGCTGACGGCATCCGATTCAGTTTTTAAGGCAAATCTCCCTGACAGCATTCACCCTAATGAGGCAGGACAGAAAATGATAGCCGACCTCGTTTTACGGAATATTCCTGTATAAATTGGACATTATAAGTAACTAACGGGGGCATTTATTGCCCCCATGGAGGCGAAATACATGGCTGTAATCATCGGCAGCGCCCGCATTGACGAGCGTGGCAAGGCCAGCGGCGGACAGGCTGGCGACCAGACCGGGCGGGAGTTGTCCACG